AAGCAATATCACTGTCGATCCAAAATAGATGTTCATAATCTTCATCAATTGCTTGTTGTGCCATTACACATCGACCTTGATCAATAGCACTAAAACCATATTTTCTGTATACCTTTATGCCGTCTTTTTCAAGTTGTCTCAGTGATTCATCGCAGGCAGGTTCTATATGTGAACCAACGGGCACCAAAATAATAGTTTTTCGTTTTACTTCATCAGTCAAAACATGTTCGTTTGGCACAGACACAATACCGACGACCTTCGGTTCTTTAGTAAACATCATATCAAATATATAATGTTGATATGATTCTTTTGGGTTATTTTAATTGAGTCGGACATATTTATAAGATATGTTAGTCACAACTCTATTAACCATTCACAATCAACTTAAAATTTATCATTGGCAAACCAAGGGTAAAGGTAGCTACGCTCAACATCAAGCACTAGGTGGTGCATACGACGCATTCACAGAGTCAATTGACGAGTTTGTTGAAGTGTTTATGGGTAAGTATGGTAGAGTTCAAGGCCCATTTCAAATTGAATTGTCAAACTACGAAGGTAAAAACGTCGAAGCATTCGTAAACAAATCAGTGGAGTATCTAATCAACGATCTTCCAAAAGAATTGGACGCCAAGACCGACACAGATCTTCTTAATATTCGTGACGAAATGTTGGCATCATTGAACAAACTCAAATATCTGCTAACATTAGAATAAGATGCCTTACGAATACAATGCTACCGTTACTCAAGTTGTTGATGGTGACACAATAGTTGTTGATATTGACTTGGGATTTAATGTAAAGTTTCAAAACCAAAAAGTAAGACTATTGGGTATTGATACACCAGAAAGTAGAACTTCTGACAAAATTGAAAAACAATTTGGATTAGCAAGCAAAGATTTTGTCAAAAAGTTCATAGACGAATGTAAAAAAGAAGTAATTGTAAGAACTCATATTTCGAGTGATACAGACGCAGATGGTAGAGAAAAGTTTGGTAGACTACTTGGAGAAATAATAAATCCTACTACCAAAGCTGTATTGAACGATGAATTGATTGCTAAAAATTATGCAGTCAAGTATTTGGGTGAAAATAAAAGCCTTGTATCTGAACAACACAAGGCTAATCGCAAAATATTGATTGATCGTGGTGATATCAAACTCACATACGAACAAGCAGGTTTAAAGTAATATTACTTCTTGGTAGTTGTATAATACTTTTGTTGTGGAGTTGACGTTCCAATCGGAGGATTAGATGTTGTCTTGATAGGTGCAGTCTTAGATGGTGTTGCCATAAATAGTTATTTGGTTAAAAACCCATACATAACAGTAACGTATGGATATTTATAAGTATTAGTCTATGAACCCTAATTTGAAACTTATAGTTGCTAAATTCATGAAGTTTGTCAATGATGAACTCAACATCAACCAACCATTCAGAGTTAAATTAGCAACATCCCGTGACCAAGATCTTAGAACCTATGCTTATTACAACAAAGCTGATGGAACAATCAAGGTGTTTGTTGCAAATAGAGGTGTGGCAGACGTATTGAGAAGCATAGCCCACGAATTGGTGCATCATCTTCAAAATCAAAGACAAGAGTTGGATGTATCTCACCCAGATGTAGGTGGTAAGATAGAAGATGAAGCAAATGCGGTGGCAGGTCAATTGGTTAAGAAGTTTGGTTATGCCAATCCAAATTTAGCCATTTATTCTAAAAATTTTGATATTGACACACAACAACCATAGTGTATCATATGGATATATGAGATTATATCCAAATAAACAACTCCACGTAAAAGTCGAAGACGTTCAAGCAGTTTTTAGGAAATACAATATTGTTTCCGAACATCCAATTGATTATTTGAATTTTGTAGATGATATTCACAATATCACCACCGTTACATATACTCAAGTAATTGATACAAGTTCAATTCCCCAATATAGTTTCAATTCAAATGAACAAGGAACTACAGTCATATCTCATAAACAAGTTTCCTAAACTCTATACAGAGGGTAGAGAAAATACTCCGTTTTCACTGTTTCAATTTGAATGTGACGACGGATGGTTTAGAATCATTTTATGGTTGAGCAGATACTTACAGAGTTATATTGATCAACAAAATGAATACTCAGCAAAGTATCCAGACAGATATTTGCCGGTCAAACAAATCAAAGTGGTTCAAGTAAAAGAGAAGTTTGGAACACTTAGATACTACGTCGATGGTGGTAATGAAAACACTCAAAATGTGATTTCATTTGTGGAATATATCAGTGGTTATATTTGTGAAACCACTGGCAAAACTGAGGATGTTGGATTCAATAAAAAAGGTTGGATCAAGACCCATCACAACAGTCTTGCCAAAAGCAAAGACTTTAATTATGTTGACGATGAACAATTGCGTCAAATAATTAACAAACAAATGGAATTTAAGTTTGACGAAGATACCAAACGATAATATGTATTGTATAAGTTATGTATCAATATAAAAACCAAAGACCAACTGGCTCAGATTTTGAAGACGAAGAAATTATCATAACAAAACCCACTCGGGGACAAAGCCAAGTTCATGGCAACGAAATATACTTCTACAGTGATGTCTCACTTGGAAGTATTTTTTCTTTGAACAAAGCTATCTCAGACCTTGAGAAACAAATGTTGATCGCCCAAATTCAATTGGGTATGCCAAAACCACCTCACGTTAAATTATTCATCAACAGTGACGGCGGAGAAATATTCAGTGCTTTTACAACTGTAGACAGAATTAGCACTTGTAAAGTTCCAATTCATACATACGTTGAAGGTATTGCAGCCAGTGCAGCAACGTTAATCAGTGTATGTGGCAAACGTAGATTCATTGGTAAGACGGGTGTAATGTTGGTTCACCAGTTGAGAAGTTGGTGTGGCGGAACTCACGAAAACTTCAAGGATGAAGCTAAGAACCTTGAGATGTTATCAGATAAAATCCAAAAGATATATCTGGAACATACCAAGTTTACCAAAGCTGACCTTGATGAAATTCTAAAGCATGACATTTATTTGAGTGCCGAAGAATGTGTTAAGTATGGATTGGTAGATGAAATCCTGTAACAGGACATGTAATAGATAATTAACTCACCCAAACCCTTCTTCTGTTCCGTTGACTACTTATTAGTATGGGTAAACAACGATCAAAAGAAGGGTTTATTTATATCATTAGCAATAGTGCTTTCCCCAATTTTTACAAGATTGGGGTCACTAATGATATAAAGAGTCGTTTGCGCACCTATCAAACCTCATCACCCCATAGGGATTATCGTATAGAATATTACATACAGCACCCAGATTGTTATGGGGCAGAACAAAAGATCAAAGAAATGATGAGGCATTTTGCTTTGGAAATTCGAAATGAATGGTTTAAAATCGACTTAAATATAGCAAAAACTAGACTGGATGAAACTTTAGATCCAGAAGAAAAATTTCCTATTGACATTTATAAAAAGTGAGGTATCATAGATAACGTTATGAACAATGTTGCGAACAAGTTAATCTGTCTGAATCTTAATGCTAACTGGCAACCAGTTGGTTTCAAGACCGTCAAGGATGCTATCGTGGATCTTTGTGGTTCTGACACCAATGGAAAGCCCTCTTCGTTGGCATTGGATATCGACTATGAAATCGACGAAAACGGTGAGCCAATCTTGACTGAGGCAAAGAGCATGAACCCTGTGTCATGGTCTGATTGGATGAATCTTCCAGTTCGTAATTGGGATTTGAGTATCAATACCCCAACTAGGATGATTCGTGTTCCTACTGTGATCATCGCTACTAACTTCAACAAGATGCCTGTCAAGAGCTTCAAGGGTAAGCCTTCCAAGGATGCAATTTACAACCGTGATGGTGGTATTTGTCAATACACTGGTAAGAAGGTTGACCGTCACACTGCTACCGTGGACCACGTTGTTCCTCGTAGTAAGGGTGGTGAGGACTCTTGGACCAATCTTGTGTTGTGTTCCAAGGATGTCAACGCTAAGAAGGGCAATCGTATGAACAGTGAAGTGGGGTTGAAGTTGCTCAAGCAGCCTGTGACTCCACAACCAGTTCCTATGTATGCTCTTATCACAGACGCTAAGCACATTGATTGGAATCACTTTTTGATCAAAACTTGAAGTTGATTTGAATTTAAATTTGATGATGATCGTATATATGATAATATGCCTTCATCAAGAAAAGAAAAATATCTGATCAATATTGCCGGTCAAGAAGTGGAATTGTCAAGAGATTGCGTCAACTTTTATTTGAAAGAAACAAGGAGACGTGCGCCGACAAAAAAGTCTTTAGAGAAGTTCTTCAGTAACTTGGTCAAATACTTTACTGATAATGTATCTTAGAACAGATTGTATGGCGCACGTCTCCACTTTCCATTCAAATACAAATACAAAAAGTTGTTGTCTGTTCTCAATTCTCCCTCAACACCATAATCGCTACTGCTTAGTGGTGCTGGCACATCACCATTTGGATTTATAAACAACGAGTCGAACGAACCGGTTTGACTTTGAAGATCTCCAACAAATACTGGATCACCACTATTACCCCCTAAATTGGATGGTCCATCAACATACAAACCAGAAGCAGATATGATACTTCCAGAAATGGGGAATGGTGGCAAATTTGGACTTCCAACCAAAACACCGTCGTTATTTGTCTGAACTATCAAATTAGATCCAGAAACAACACGTTCTAAGAACCTCGTATTGTTTGGGTCTCTCTGTTGAAATACTACGTCATATTTTTTTGGCATATCTCAAGTAATAAATATAAATATCTCAGACCAACTATATTCACGAAAATAAACGACGTTAATTGTGGTTTTTCATATTTATATTAAACATGGATATCTACTCCAAATACGAAAAACAAATCAATGAAACCTACAGAGGTGGATTGAGAGCCTGGTTTGGTAAGGGATCAGTGGGCAGTTCAACTGGTGGGGGATGGGATCGTTATGATTCTACTGGAAAAAAAGCAGGCAAATGTGGTGATGCTAAAAAAGGAAGTAGTTACAGTGCATGTTTAGGTAAGAAGTATGCTGCTAGATTAAGAGCAAAAGGTGGTAAGAAAGCTATTGCTAATTGGGTCAAACGTAAAAAGTCAGCTCAAAGATCTGCTGGTAGAGGAGAAAAAGGAAGTGGTGGTAAAGGTCAATCTCCAGTCAGAGTCAGTTATAATACCAAAGAATGTTTGAGTGAGATATTCACTATACAACATGCTCAAGAACTTAAACAAGATTTAGTTGACTTTCTAAAAAGCGAGTTTCAAAAGGGCAATATATCACCAATTCATTCTGGACCAAGCACCACTGAGTTTAATCCAAATGATTGGTTGGAACCCATGGCAAATGACTTGGTAACAAAACTCGTTCAGTATTTTCAAGTGGTGCGAGGACAAACTGAAAAAGACATGTATTCGCCTGTTCCAGTTAAGCAAGACTAATTAACAGTTGTAAATTATAATATCAATAGTTCTTGATTTGTGCCTATTTATATGGTAAACACTATTGTATTATGAAGCGTTACTATATAAAAGATGATGTAAACAAACAACTTATATTCAAGCAAACAGTTCCCGAAGTTGTTTCGTATCTTGAAACGTTGTGTCAGAAAATTCACCGCCAAAGTCGTCAAAACTATATGGTTGAGATGGTCAGTTTGGGACATGGATATGATGACAATCAAGGTGCATACTTTACCGAATTGATGGCCAAAAACGTTGATATTGGTATTGTTACAAAGGATGGTAGACTAAAACGTTGTAATATTCACGAATACGCTCGTAATCAAAAGTTTAAGACCGAAATGGGTGATTGATTATGATTAATTTGGATATCAAGTGGTCAGATCCAATTAAGATAGAAGAAGGTGACAAAGTTTACTACGTCCGTGAATGGGTCATACCTGCGCAATATCGACCTCATTTCTTTTCATGGTGGAAAGCAAACAAGTTCACAATGAAAGAACGTGGATTTGCTGTGGTGAAACGTGATTTGGATTGGGTGTTGTTGGAAGTTCAAGATGATCCAAAAGAGTTTTTCAACAAAAAAGAAAAGTCATCCTCAAAGAAAGTAGAACCACTTCCAAACTATGACGTAAAACATTCAGATGGGTTGCGTCCATGGCAAGTCACCGCAGTTGGTAAGTTGGTATCATCAATTAAAAAGTGGGGTGCGGGTGTTGACGGCAGCGATGTTGGCGTAGGCAAAACATACACCGCATGTGGTGTGGCAAGAGAACTGGACATGGACATATTGGTTGTATGTCCTAAAGCAGTTAAGGAAAGTTGGAAAAGAGTCATCAAGAACCACTTTAAGATGTGGGGTAGATGTGTAGGCATAATCAATTATGAAGCTCTGCGTATAGGAAAAACAGACAGTCTGATTGCTTCATATGTAAAACGTAGAGATACCCGACGTAAAGAGTTTGTGTGGAAAATACCCAAGTCCACGTTGATTGTTTGGGATGAAGCACAAAAGTTGAAGAATGCCAAAACCAAGAACAGTGAAACGTGTTTGGCTGCATTAAAAGCTGGATACAAGATGTTGTTTTGCAGTGCTACCATGGCAACCAATCCTCTTGAGTTGCGAACTGTAGGACAAGGTATTCAGTTGTTCAAAGGTAGTCAACAATATTACACTTGGTTGTATGAACATGGTGTTGTAAAAGGTCGTTTTGGTATGGAGTTCACTGGTGACAAAAAAGCACTGATGAAACTTCATGAAGACATATTTGTGAATCGTGGTGTAAGATTGACCCGTGATACAATTCCAAACTTCCCAGAAAGTCAAATATCTGCCGAAACATACGAGATGGATAAGGAAGATGTTGACAAGATCAATAACGTTTATGACGAAATGCGTTTGGAGTTATTGAAGATTGAGAAGTTGCTTAAGAAAGACAAAGGTCAAACCAAGATGACTGCTATTCTTAGGGCAAGACAAAAGGTCGAGATGTTCAAGGTTCCGTTGATCATCGAAATGGCAGAAGAAGCAATTGAAAATGGTATGAGTGTTGCTATATTCTGTAACTTTACCGAGACTATCAATGCACTAAGTGATCGTTTGAATACAAAGTGTATTGTTAATGGTGTTGTAAGTGATAAAAAACGTCAACAAGCTGTTGATGATTTTCAAGACGACAAACAAAGAATAATTTTAATCAATATTGCGGCTGGTGGAGCTGGATTGAGTTTACATGATTTGAACGGTAAGTATCCAAGAATCTCACTCATATGTCCTTCATATTCCGCAGTTTTGATGCGCCAGTCTACCGGCCGAGTTTGGCGTGATAGTGCCAAGACAAAGAGTATACAAAAGATTGTATTCGTCGCAAACACTATCGAAGAAGAAGTATGTAAAATCGTGAATCAAAAGTTAGAAAACCTTGATTTATTGAACGATGGAGATTTAAATTATGTCAAAAAAGAAGAGTAGTATCAAACAATATAAAGTATTGACTGCCGATTGGTCTTCTGTTGTAGAAGTCGATAGCAGTATATTTGACGATGGTTATGTTGAAGCATGCACACAAGCAATCGAACAAAAAATACGATTTGCAAACTCTCCAGTAAAGATATTTCAATCTGGACCACATAACTTATTTGTAAATCCTATTATGGTGTGTCACAATTTATCCAATCCGAAAGAAAAAGAACGATACATCAATACATACAAGATTTTACAAAACGCTGGTATGCCCAAAAGAGCAGAAAACCTACGAGAAGTGTTTCTGAAAAACGTAGAAGTAGATCTGGCTTATGAACCCCTATCAGCATCTCTAAAATCATGAATGCGGAACAATTTGACATAAAAGACATTAACAGTAAGTTACAAGAACTTGAGTCGCTAAAGGCTAAGGTAGAAGAGTTATATTCTCTCAATAGAATCGGTGATGACGTAAGAAAAGAACTAGACCAATACAAAGTTCTACGAGACCGAGGAGTTGAAATACCACATTTAGACAAAGAGTTCAGCGATCAATTATATCCAAAACGAGGTGCCAATGGTCCCAAGACTAGACCTCTCATGCAAAGTGAAGTGTGTGAAGCATTGGAAAAATCTTCATCGGCACGAAAGGCAGCAAAACGATTGGGTGTAAGTTATCCAACATTCAAGAAGTATGCCAAGTTATATGGAATTCACAAAACTCCAGGCTGGCCAATAAAGAAGAAAGATCCATCAGATACAACCCGAAAACACCGTGGACCAATAGATCCATACAAAGGTAAGTATCCAGTCACAGAAATTGTAAAAGGTTTGTATCCAGAGTTTCCAGTTCATAGACTCAAAGACAAACTAATACGTGCTGGTCTCAAAAAACCAGAGTGTGAACAATGTGGCTTTGGTGAACGACGACTAACAGACGGTAAATTACCATTGTTGTTGAACTTTGAAGATGGCAATAACAAAAACCACAAGTTGGAAAACATGAGATTGTTGTGTTACAACTGCACATTTACATCGGGTAAAGGATACATAAATCGTGGACCAAAATCTTTTGATCCAGATGTTCTACAAGACAGTAAAAAGATACTTAAACAAAGATTTTAACATGAATGATTTGGGACACATATTATCTAAACATGGAGTTTTAGCAGCATTCAATATTGCTAAAAAAGTCAAACAGTCCGATATCAACAAAATCAGAAAGAAGTTGAAAGAGACATGTGCGACTGAAGAAGAACTCAATGAACAGCTTGAAAAGTTGATTGTGCTCCAAATTAAAAATTCACTTCATAACCAAGAAATCCCAGGCATCATCAGTGGTAGTAGTAAACAAACTGATAAAAAACCAAATGATCCATTCGCACATATACCGGCAATATTAAAACAAAAGATATTGAGAATGGTGCTTCATTTTAGTGAAATGATTGATCGTGAGAAGTTTAACAAGGAACTGTTATTGATAGTTTCTCAACTGTTGTTGGCAAATAATAAAGTCACACAAAACGATATAATTGAGTTCAACAGAAAATATAAATTAAAGTCATTCGTTGACGAAGACTATTTAGATAATGAAGAGGACGACGAAGACGACGAAAACGATCAACCTTGAATTAGTTTTATGGAAATATATAACATATCAGACGCTAAAAAATTTATGAACGATAAGAAAACTGTTTTTGTGACCGGCGTTACTGGTCAAGACGGCAGCCACATGGTAGACTATCTGTTGAAAAATACAGACTATACCATCTTTGGCGGTGCACGACGATTGAGTATCAAGAATCATGATAACCTCAAACATCTCGAAAATAATCCAAGGTTTCAATTGATCAACTTTGATTTGAGTGATGCACACAGTATCTCCAAGACAATTGAACAAATCAAGCCAGATTATTTTATCAACCTTGCGGCACAAACCTTCGTTGGTTCAAGTTGGGACTTTCCAGCACAAACTTGGGAATGTAACACAACGGGTATTATTCACATCCTAGAAGCTATTCGTCAACATAAGCCATCATGTAGATTCTACAACGCTGGTTCGTCAGAAGAATATGGCAACGTAGCATATACACCACAAGATGAAGAACATCCAGCTCGCCCTCGTAGTCCATACGGTGCGAGTAAGAGTGCGGCTCGTCAATTGGTAAAGGTTTACAGAGAGTCCTACAATCTATATGCTGTTCAAGGATTGTTGTTCAACCACGAAGGAACTCGTCGTGGTGAAGAGTTTGTTACTCGTAAGATCACCAAGGGTGTCGCACGAATCAAGCAAGCACTTGTAAATGGTAAGACATTCGAAGCAATCGAACTTGGTAACGTGTATGCAAAACGTGACTGGAGTGATGCCGAAGACTTTGTTGATGGTATTTGGCGAATGTTGAATCAAGAAAAGTATCGTGTTGACTTTGATAGCAACATGAAGATTCAAGAGTATGTGCTTTCAAGCAACGAAACTCACACCATCAAGGAGTTTGTTGAGTTGGCATTCAAGTATGCTGGCATCGAAGGTGGATGGCATGGCAATGGAACTGGTGAAGAGTTTAGTCTTACACCAACAACCGTTGATAAGTTTGATGCTGCTTCAAGTATTCTTGTAAGGATCAATCCAAAGTTCTATCGTCCAGCTGAAGTGGATCTGTTGTTGGGAAATAGTAACTTGGCACGTAAAGATCTACAGTGGTTACCAAAGACTTCATTTAACCAATTGGTAGAGAAGATGGTTAGAAATGACTTGAGTTTATTGGGTTTGACCGTATAATTATAGGTATATGAGCGAGAGCTATACACTATACAACGAAACGGTAATGGATCACTTTGTCAACCCACGTAACATGGGTGATATAAAAGACGCAGATGCTATTGGTGAAGTGGGTGCTGCAGCTTGTGGTGATATCATGAAAATCAGTCTCAAAATCGACGACGTTACTGGAACGGTAACTGATGCACGATTCAAGACGTTTGGTTGTGGTAGTGCTATAGCTGCTTCATCTATGGCTACTGAACTCATCAAAGGAAAGTCGATTGACGAATTACAAAAGACTTTTTCAAACGATGACATTGTAAATGCTTTGGGAGGTCTACCACCTGTCAAGATTCACTGTTCAGTGTTGGCACATGAAGCATTAAGTGCCGCTTTAGAAGATTACAAAAGAAGAAAAGGAATAAAATAATTTATGTTTAACAACAAAATTGAAGGCATGAATATGCCAGCTCCAAAGCAAAACTTTGGAATCAAAGATACAACCGCCGTTGACTGTCCAGAGTGTCACAACACTGTGTTTCAAAATGGTGTTATCTTTCGTAAGGTAAGTAAGATTCTTGCGGGAACTGATAAGGACGGATTGATTCCCATCAATGTTCCATACTGTGTAAACTGTTTGGAACCACTACAAGAGTTGCTTCCTATTGAACTCAGAAAGTCAAAGATTCAGTTTCTCGACTCAGAAAGCTGTTAATACTTTTTGATAAAAACAATACTTTTGTAGAAATGGATAAATTCAATGAGTTTATCCATTTTTGTGATTTTATCATGTTCACAACAACCGCTAGCATCACGTTTTATGCAACCGTGAAGATCACCAGAAAAACAATATCCGTGTGAATTTACATAGTCTACCAATTCTTTTGTATAGTTAATAAACTCGGGTGTGTTATTAATAGTATGAACTTCCTTGAGATATGATGTGTGTAAATCTTCAACCACATAAATACCACCATCTCGCAATAATGGAAATAGTGTATCAAAGGTTATCTTGGTGTAAGAGTCTATGTGTGAACCATCATCGATGATAATATCAAACGGTCCATATTTTGAATTGAGTTCTTGTAGCAACTGTGTGTCACGTTGATCTCCCTTTACAATGGTTATGCGATCATTTGGTGGATATGCATAATGTTTTATGTCATGATCCATACAAACAAACCTACCATTGGTAAAATACTTGGACCACATTTGAATAGATTGACCAGAAGACAATCCTATTTCCAACACATTGATTGGATCATCACGTAGTTCTTGAAAATATCTGTGATATAACTTATTGAAGTTATGACCAAATTTGGATTTATCAGTGGTAAAGTTGTTTCCTTCGGCGAGTTTATCAAGTGGGCAATCAGTCTTATCCATATAACATCGATTTATCTACCCTATAACTAGGAGCTTCTGTTTCTCTAACTCCCATTTTTGACTTTAAAAACATAAGAGCTGCTCTAGGACTCATGGTTCCACAATTAAATCCAAGAATACCATATTGTTGACAAAACTCTTCCAATGCCTTTATGTCATCGGTATCGTGTTGTTTAATAGTTGGTTCCTGGTCCGTAAAGGGGTCTTCCTGACGTTTTTTCCTACTCAACATGGTTTGATAGGGGTCGAACCCACTATTATTGGATTTAGCCATTACTCGGGTTTGCATCGCACCCATATTTGCCAAATTCGCAAACATACTAGAGTTCATTGATGGCCAGTCATCCATATATCAACCAATTGCGTAGTTAAACCCAAAGTATTCGTTCTTGTTTTTTGCGTATTGAGCAAATGCTACTGCATTTGTTTTCATTCTTCGTTGAATTTGAGATGGACCACTTTTTGCATTTTGGTGATTCAAGTATTCTCTCGCAGCATTAGTCCAATCGCCACTGTTCATCAATCCAATTGTTTTTGGTCCAATATCCCCTCTATACAACGCATTTATAATTGCGTTTTTGACATATGTTGGTAGACTTGTAAAATTACTAATTTTCTTGGATGCTAATTTTTCTTTGGTCTTAACATCCACGTTAAACAACTTTTCAATTTGATCATCTGTGAGCTTTTGTTGACCATTTAATACTTTATCATAATTTACAGTATTTCCGAACAAAGCCTTAAATAATTGACGATCTTGTTGACTATTATTTAGATAGTGACCAATTCCAATTGTAGGCAAACCAGCACTATCTTTGTAAACAGTGTCTTTTTTACCTTCCCAATGACCTATATAATCACTTGTTTTTTTGTTCAACAAAGAAGCCTCTGCATTTTTTACAGAGGTTTGTGTTATAGCAGGTTTGCCGGCGACTTTCGAGGCAGCTGCTTGTAACTTATCGCCTCCAGCCAAAGCCCCCAATCCGATTGCTCCAGCAGCAACCCAGTCTCGCCAACCTTCTTCAAGTTCTTTTGCAATTCTCACTTCGTCCAGCTTTCTACCTTCTGGACCAAAGTGATCTAGGTGGTGATACACATCGTCCAAGTATTCACCGGCCAAGTTCAACTTAGCTTTCACCCAATCTTCCAACTCAGAATTTGGTTGCAACATCGACTCCAACTCTTTTGCGTCATTGTTGATTTGTTTCAATGCCCCCATAGCCATGCTACTATTGAACTCTTTCAACAACTGATTGGTAACTTCTTTATACACTTCTCTTACTGGCTTACTCTTTGTATGTT